CCAATAGGAAGAGTCTGCCGACACAACCCAGGGAGAAGAAAATGCACACAGCATTTGCGAAAAAGGTGAAAGATTATGCGGCCGAATCGGATATTCCGATGCTCGTTAATTTATCATGGAGAAGATGATGGCACGATTGATGGTGACGAGCGCAAATTATGATATCTTCCATGTGCATCCGTCCTGGGAAACCGCGAGTCACAAAGAACTCCTGGATGCGTTCAAGTTTCAAGGCGCCATGACTAAGGTGCTCCTTGATGAAACGAATCAACAGCAAGAACGAATTACCTTACTCAAGGATGCCATTCGTGGTATGATGAGTCATAGCGCCGATACCCCCGCCTGGGAAATCGGAGGCATGGCCTTGAATGAAGACAAGCGAAAAGATGTGTGGTAGAGTAGTAATGTGTGCCAGTTTGAATAAATAACAAGGAGGTTCTCAATGAGTAATCAGCAAGGTACTAGAGCGGTTTTGAATTCGTGGTTGTCGGCTGTCAAGCATATGACCTACACCAAATACTCCCATCTCCCGACCGCCGAGAAATTGGCGATCCAGAAGGAGTATGGTACAAGAGGAAAGAAGGAAGTCCGTGTCCCTGGACAAAGCAATCTCCCACAAGAAGGAACAGCGACAACCGTATAGGAAGTCGAAGTCCTTTGATAGTTCCTGCCGCAATCATGGGCGTTGCTCGTATTGTGTCGGGAATCGAACCTATCATGATGTGAAGGCCGCACAATCGGCCGATGAAAGAGGTGAGTTTGATGAGTGCATTGAAAGAACTTCTGGCTCCTAAGGAACTAACATCCATAGAAGTCGGAGACCTGGTCAACGAGTTTTTGGCCAATGGCGGAAAGATTACTATGTGCGATCCTGGGGTGGCCTTGAATTTCCGATCCCAGATCGACTATCCGCATAAGCCGGTGCGTCCTAAACGGTCGATACCCAAGCCCCCCAAGCGGCGTGTGGGTAAGCCTGTCAAGAAGCAGCGACGAAAAAGTGCTTGACAAGTCGGTCGGTGTGTGCTATACTATAAATGACAGTCTTTTTATTATGAAGGAGTTTAATATCATGGCCCGAGGAATGAATAAGTCACCCAAACAAGCAGAGAAGTTGCTGATGGTCCTCTTGGACGGTCAGGAAGTTACGATGATTGCCATTGAGTCCATGCTGGGCACCCAGTTTGAGTTCTATCGGCTCTCGACCTACCTCTGGAATCTCAAGACCGCCGGTGCGGATATTCGCCGCAACAAGGTGGGTCGCAAAGTGGTGTCGCTCCAATTGTTGAATCATGAAGTGATGGCGACCTATGCGGGTGCGCGTGGTCTCATTGCTCCTCCTGCATTGGTTCTGACCCCTGAAGACCTGATGGTTGCAGCGGGCTAATTGAGGTAGAGTCTGTGGTACGCGACTCACGAACATGAATTGGTGTACTTGGTAGTGGCCCCCATGCGTAGTGGGACCCCCAGGGAGGCCCTTGGCTGTGGTCGTCGATACCATTGACCGTCTACCTATGGAGTACTCTGGGCCTGGAAAGCCTCCGGTGTGGCCTCCAAGACCTATCCGTTACTCGGTCACTGGGACCCAGGGTACCGTCCATTTTTGAGGCATCATGAGTTTTCTCAGTGACATTCTCGACAAGCACCTGAAGGAATTGCAGGCACCGGCCCCGAAACCTAAGGCTCCTGTGGTACAGGTCGCACCATATTCTCGCACTACGGGTCCTGATGTTGTAAAGGCCGTTTCCTTGTATTTCCAGGAAGGTTCATCTGACAAGGTCTATCATATTCAGATCGTCATCCACATGTACAAGTTCCTGGTGAACTTTCAATATGGACGCCGTGATGGGACTATGACAGAGGGTACAAAAACTTCCTATCCGGTCATACATTCTGAAGCCGTGAAAATCTATCAAAAGTTATTGAATGAAAAGACCGCCAAGGGCTATAAGGTACTCTAATGAAATTTGTTGCACTTTCTGATACCCAGGTCCTGTCACAGCGTCCATTTTTGAGGCATCATGAGTTTATTAAGTGACTGTCTCGACAAGCACCTGAAGGAATTGCAGGATCCTGCACCTAAGGCACCAGAGGCACCTAAGGCACCAGAGGCACATAGCCACTTACCCTACACAGTGAGTCCTAACATCGTGAGATCGATTTCACTGGGTTTCCAGGAGGGATCATCCGATAAGGTTTATCATATTCAGATTATCAAGATCCCCCGCTACAGAACTATATCAGGGTACCAGGTCAATTTTCAATATGGCCGTCGAGGTGGAACCCTCCAAACAGGCACCAAGTGTTCTGGTACTTCACAGTATACAGAAGCAAGTGGTATATTCCAAAAACTCCTCGATGAAAAACTTACCAAAGGGTATAAGGTGATACCGTGAAATTTGTTGTATTAAGCGATACCCATGGTTATCACAAACAACTGAAAGTTCCTGATGGAGACTTCCTGATCCATGTGGGGGACTTCTCCATGCGGGCCAACCATACGGCCGTGATTGAGTTTGCCAGATGGATGAAGTCTCTACCGCATAAGCACAAGATCATTGTGGCCGGCAATCATGATGTGTGCTTGGAAGGTGAACGTCTTTGGGCCATACGAGAGTTTCTTCCGGCGCATTACCTGATGCACGAAACATTGACCCTGGACGGATTCAGGTTTTTTGGTTCACCATATTCGTCGGCGATCCATGATCCGTCCGATTGGTCATTTGATTATCCCCCTAATGGTCAGCGATCCAAGGATCTGTGGGAACAGATACCCAAGAACCTCGATGTTCTGATTACCCACGGGCCTCCAAAGGGGATTTTGGACCTGGTGAAATTTACCCATAAAGGTGAGGAACCGAATGTGGGTGATGTCAACCTTCTGCGTCAGGTGATGGAAGTGGAACCAAGGGTCCATGTGTTTGGGCATATCCACGAAGGCTATGGAGTCTACCAGCATCCGACCAGGCGCACCAGATTCTTTAATGTGAGTATCTGCAATCTCGACTATCGACCCGTCAACCCTATTACCGTCTTTGATCTGTAAGGAGCATTATGCCACTCTATTCGATTCAAAATAAATTGCATCCAGAAGTTGTGATCCATTTCCAAGAAGTGATGACCTGGGACGCCTTGCAAGCCTACCTGGCCGAACATACCGATTGGGAAATCAAACTGACGTCCCCTGCCTTTGTGAAGGTGACGTGGTGAGATACGATATCAGACACAAAGAGACTGGTGTGGTAACCGAAATGACCATGTCCTATAAGGACCTGACTCCATTCCTTGAGTCCCACCCGGAACTTGAGGTGGTATTCTTGAATATGAATGTGGGGGATCCTGTGTTACTCGGTGTCAAGAAGATCCCCAGTGACTTTGAGCATGGCGTCTTAGCCCCTATAGAACGGAATTATTTCAAGAAGCGCCGTGAGTCCAAATTCTCTTCGCTCAAGCAGCAGGTCTGATATGGTACCAGATATCATTGAGTCCATGAAAGATTCACCTGACGAGATGAACCGCAAACGGTATCCTGTGATCCGGTCTATGCAACAGGAATTACAGGCCTGTCAGGAACAGTTGGAGCATGTACGTGTGGTGTTAGGACTCACAGGTATAGAGAGTCGTCCTCTGGCCCTGTATGTCCGGGACCTTATCACAAAGCACAATGAATTGGCCGACCAGGAGTCACTGGATACCCAGAGGTTTATTGCCGCTACCAAGGCGATCAAAGAGGTGTGTCCTACGGCGACCTCATTGGAGCATGGGATCACCCTACTTGCCGAGTTGAAGCAGCGACGAGAGGAGACCGTCGCCATGTGCGAGCAACTGAGGCAGGAGCTTGCCGCGCGACCGGCCGGGACCAGTAATTCACATTTATACCCCAGTGATTTTTATGGCCTTTGAGTATATCAAGGTCCCTGGGTTGAACTTCTCTCTTCCCGCGACCACCACGTCCGATGGTCGTTGGTACCAAACACCTGAGGGAAAGCATTACCCCTCGGCGTCCTCGATTACCAAAATGCTCTCCAGGGATGCGATTGAGGCCTGGCGCAAACGAGTAGGCACCGTCGAAGCCGACAGAAAGACCAAGCGTGGTGGGGATCGTGGAACGTATGTGCATACGCTCTGTGAGCAGTACCTTCTGGGTACCTTGACCCTTGAGACTCGCATGGTGGCGATGCCCACGATGTTGGAATTATTCCTACAACTCAAAAAGAAATATGATGCACATATTACCGGCATTCATTGTATCGAGCAGGCCCTGTATTCTGATCGGTTGCGTATTGCCGGGCGCACCGACGGTATCGTGTCCTGGGATGGCACTCTGGCTGTTCTAGACCACAAGACTTCTGGGTATGCAAAACCAGAAGCCTGGATTACCAATTATTTTGTCCAGGCCACGGCCTACGCGGAGATGTATGAGGAACGCACCGGAATTCCGGTGCAGAAGTTAGTGATCGCCATGGCAGTTGAGGACTCTTTGCACCCCACGATTTACGTGAAGGATAAAGCAGAGTACCTCCCCATTTTGCATAACTGTATCGCCCAGTTTTATCGGGAACAGGAACCACAATGAACAGGAGGACTCATGCGACAATTACTCATGGTCATGGCCTTGGTGGTCTATTGGATCATCATTCCCAATCTGGCCCACGAAGCAGACAGCCCCTTGGTCAACCTCAATTATACTCAGTATGTGGAAAGTCAAGTCAAACTCACACCACCGAATCGGGCCAATGAAGAACATTGCCTGACCGAAGCCGTGTATTATGAATCAGGCAATCAGTCGGTCCTAGGTAAAGAAGCCGTGGCTCTAGTGGTCGTGAACCGTGTGGGTACCTCAAGGGCCCGGCGGTCCGTATGCGCCGTGGTACAAGAGTCGTATCCTGTCCAGGGTACCGAGGACTCTCATGTGGTGTGCCAGTTCTCCTATCGGTGCGAGGAGCGCCGGGCCCCCATGAAAGAAATGTGGAAGGAATCGCGCACGGTGGCCCAACGAGTCATGTCGGGGTATGTACATAGGGAACTTGATATGGCTTCAGGCATCCTCTATTTCCATACCACCGCGGTGCATCCTAGTTGGTCCAAAACAAAAGAGAAGGTGATGCAGATTGAGGAGCATATTTTTTATCGGGAACCTCTTTAATGTGTTGACAGTGGGCCAGTGATCGTGTATAATAGGAGCATTATGAATAGAATCCATCAGGCAGTTTGGGGTTGGGTTTCCGTTTTGATAATCGTGACGGTGTGTGGGGTCTCGTGGTGGGGTGTGTATCGGTTGATACAGTATGTGTGTTCTTCACAATAACGGAGGTATATCATGGCAATCACGGCAGTGGTGAGAAGTTTATCACAAGAAGAAAAGGATCGTTTGTTCAAAGCGGTCAAGGAATTGTCCAATTCGATGGCTCGCGCCACCGGAGAGGTCGAGTATCAGCGAGAGGCCACCAAGGCCATTGCTGATGATGTGAAACTGTCCAAGAAGTTGGTCGGCAAGTTGGCCAAGACCTACCACAAACAGAACTTTGAAGAAGTGGTGGCTATCGAGGATGAATTTGAGGACCTGTATAAGGCCATCGTCAAGTAATGCCTACGAAAGAAGAGATCCAAAACTTTTCTCTGATGCTCAGAGAATATGCCGCGCACAAGCGCATGGGTCTATGGGAAGCCTTGGTGACGTACTGTGACACCACGAGTATGGAGTCTGAGGTTGCTGCCTCGTTGCTCACCAAGTCTGTCTTGGCTGACATGACCGTGGAAGCCCAGGATCTGAACTTGCTCAAAGAGCGCGGCAAGCGTTCGGGGCGTCTACCACTCTAAGGTGCATGATGGATGGTTACGATGCTTGCATGATGTACTTGTCGATGAAGGTACATTTTACACCAGGTACCTATGACTACCACAGGTACAATGGAAAGGTCGCATTGAAATTTGAGACCTATGAGCACCGTAAAGATAAATGGTTCTTTCATAAACTCGCCAAGAAGTATCCCGACAAGGAGACTTTAGAGTTCTTCCTGGCCTCCAATTTCTTTAGCCGACAGGTGCTCTGGGTCAGGGATCTTCTCATGGAGGAGTCCAACGGCGTCTACCTGGAGCGCCTGAAGGCGAAAGAATCGCTGGAATACCTGATAGACCAGGATCTAAATTATATCCTGCATCGGTGTGGTAATTTCAAAGATTTACTTGCGGTACATGATGCCCAATTTCCCAGGTTGTTGGTCATGGCGTTTCAAGATGAAATACACCGCGAGACCTTGATTGCCCTGAATCAAGCCATAGGGTTTTTCCCCATGTGGGATACCAAAATCAGTGATACAATTCTCTACCCAGTGTTTGCCCATAAGTGTCTTCGGTATGCGCCATTTTTAGGTTTACCTGACATGAAGAATTTTCGAGCATGGCTCAAAACTCGCTTGACAACGTAACTAAATAAGCGTATACTGTCTCTTATATGTGTTCTTAACATTATCCCAGGAGGTTTTTATGTCTACCGTTCCAACTCCCCTCAGTTTCTCTGCCCTCAAACGCTCACGCGGTTCCGTCGAGCAATTCGCCCAGGCGATTGCGGCGGCCTCAAACACCAAACGCGAAGATGATCGATATTGGAATCTGACGGTCGATAAGGCCGGCAACGGCCACGCCGTGATTCGGTTCCTCGATAAGCCCAGCCAAGATGGCGAAGATGCGCTACCGTGGGTGCGTACATTCTCCCACTCCTTCCAAGGTACTGGTGGTTGGGTGATCGAACTCTGCCCGACCACGTTGGATCAAAAGTGCCCGGTCTGTGAGTCCAACAATGCGCTCTGGAATTCTGGTCTGGATTCTGACAAGAAGATTGCCAGTAGCCGTAAGCGCAAATTGGCCTATACGGCCAACATTCTGGTGGTCTCCGATCCAGCGAACCCAGAGAATGATGGTAAGGTCAAGTTGTTCAAGTTTGGCAAGAAGATTTTCGACAAGATGTACCAGAAGATGCACACCGAATTCCCCGATGAAGTGCCTTTCAAGCCTTTCGATCTGTGGGACGGTGCGAACTTCAAACTCAGGGCCCGCAAGGTGGATGGGCAGAGAAACTATGATATCTCTGAATTTGCCGCACAGACCCCGGTGTCGACCGATGAGACCAGACTAGAGGCGATCTGGAAGTCCGAGATGGCCTTGAAGCCTCTCTTGGATGCTGGTAACTTCAAGACCTACGATCAACTCAAGATCCGTTTGGAACGAGTCTTGGGTGCTGCCAAGAACACCACAGCCGAGACCGTTGGTGCCCAGGCATTCAACGATCCTGATGCGGGAATCAAAGTGGCCTCAAAGATCCCAGGGGTGATTGACACGACCAAGGAAGATGATATCACCGACGATGATGATATGCAGTTCTTCAAGAAGCTGGCTGATGGCGGCTAAATAGAGTTTTCAGCTAAGGAAACGGTGGGCCCCTAAGTTCTTACAACTTAGGGGCTTTTCTGTGTCTAAAACGACGGAGGAAGGCCCAGGAACGGTTATCCCTGGTAGGATGACTCAGACTGCACCTAGACCCCAAAAGACCGAAAAACAGGGTTTAGGAGGGCGCGTAGGAACCGTGCATGGCCCGCATGAAGGAGGACTCTGTATTCCTTGGATTCGCTGCTTGACCTGCCACAGAGGTGTTGTTATTCGTGACATTCGTGGTCTTATTGGCATTGATATTATTCATGGCCACAGAATTTCCCTTGGAGGCCGCTTGCTCCCTATTATCATGGGCTTGTTGTAGGGCCTGCCCTGTCTGTGAAACTGGTACCTCTTGACGTTGAGCACCCACCGTGGCGGGTGTTGATGCAGACACCGCTGGTGTCTCCCCTCCACCAAAGAACTTTTTGATTCCCCCAATAGCACCCGATATGATGCCTGGGGAACTTCCTTCTGCCGCCGGCTTGTCCTTGATTCCTAGAAATTCCAGCACGGAATTCACTTTGCCCATGACCGCATCGACCACGGACTTGATTGTGCTAGTAATGGTATCCCAGAATGGCTTAATCAATGACCAGAGTTCTTGTATCTTTGCGGTAATGCCCCCGACCAGATCCTGGAAGACTTTGACCACAGGGTCCGTCATATCTGTCCAGATTGTTTTGATAGAGGTCCACATCTCCTTGAACCATTCCCCGATGTCACCGACCCACATGTCCCATACGACCACAAGGTCATGCCACATCTTCTTCCAATCGGTCGTGAACGCCACCCAGGCCGCGGTTAACCCTACAATGATAAGAGGTGCCCATTTCATCACGGTCTTGAGGATCGTGGAGAAGCCTTTGTTGATTATCATATCGAATATTTTATCGAATAATTTACCTAGATCAAATCCCTTGAGGAGTCCTTCGAGACCTCCAGGTCCTTTAGGGATGACCGTTTCTTTTTCCTGTCCCGCCGCTTGCGCCTTGGCTTCATCCCTGGCTTGATCTTCTAACTTCAGCATCTCCTCGTTTGCTTTATCGAGTGCCTCTAAATGTTGGGTTCCTACCCCCTGCTTTTCGGCAATGAGCCGGAGGAGGGCTCCAGCCTGAGCGACACCTTTGTCAATTCTTACCAGAATAGGTGTGCTTGAGTCACCCTGTCCTTCTGCACCAGAGGATACTGGGGAAGGAGACTGACTTTGCTCACCTGAGCCAGAAGACATTTGGGAAGGAGACCCGGTCCCACCGGCACTGTTACGATCTGCTCTGGTACCTTCCAGACCCATTCGACGGTCCATGCCTGCGATAGCACGAATACTTTTTTCTGAACGGAACATGGCCTTACCGGCAAGTACCGTGGCAATTTTTGATCCACCAGTCGCACGATTGATGGCCCGCAGAGGATCAAATTTTTCGATCAGAGATTGTTTGATTTTATTGGCCGTGAACTTGACTGCTGCGCCTGTGGCTCCTAGGACGCCCGTTTTTTTGTTAATAAGGGCATCGGCTGCGGCCGAGCCGGCGTTTTCGTGCGCTAATTCTTTAAGGCCTAAGAGTTCTCGTTTGGTTTTCTTGACGCGATCCTTGCGCCCCTTGAAACCCTTGCGATCACCTGTCAAGGCTTCGATAGTCTCAGGGTCTAATTTAACCTTCGGACCTTTGTTGTCGATAGTGGCGGTACCTTCTTGAGACTCGGAGGATTTCACCCCAGTGACGCCACCTGGGGACACCCCTTGGATCCCATTGTGACTGTCATGTAATTTTTTGAATATTGAGGAAAATTCCTTTTTGACCTCTTGGACGGGATCTTTATCCGCAGGCGCCGGCGCCTCTTTCTTGGCACCTGACAACTTGTTGAGATCCTCCTTCATGGCACTGAGTTGTTCACCCAGGTCCTTGATCGTTGTCGGTACAGGGTCTTTATATTCGTCAGCCATCACCGTCTCCTGTTTTGATTATTCTGCTGTTTAATGCGCTCGTTCTCTTTTTCTACTCGCTGATTCACTAGGGTCAGATAGATCATGCGCTCCCAGGGTAGCATTTCCTCTAGGTCGCTCAATGAAAATTTATGATCCTGTACCAAGGCGAAGGTGGTCGTATAATAGTTCGCCAAATTATCATGAGACAGGACTAGCCGAAAAAACTGTCAAGCCCTCGTACCACGATATCTTCCTTGTGCCCGCACTTGGGGCAGGCAAACTTCAGGGTGTGTTCGATCTTGGGCATCGTGGTAAAGAAGGTATCAATCGCCTCAATGTGCTTGTGGGATAATGAATTGACAAACTCCTCCACTTCTGCCTTGGCCACGTCTTTGAGCGTATAGACCGTGTTCTCGTCCCAGACAGACTCAATGCACCCACTGATAAAGGCAAACGACTCTTCGGTTGTGAGGGCGTCCCTTTTAAGATTCTGAAAAGACCGGAATGTGGGATATTGAAGAATCAATCCCATCGTCGGTGTCAGTACGACTTTCTTCTCATGCCCTTGTCCAAAGGTAGGT